CCTTCGTTCTCGACCGGTTCTGCGCTGATGTTCTCGACGCTCGGCGCGTCCACGACAACTTCATGCACTGCTTCCGGCGTGTCACCAACGTGCTCGTCGATCGCTTCGAGCGCTTCGGCTAGATCTTCTCTGCGGGTTCCCATGATTTCTCCGTGGCTTATTTAAGCGCGTTCACTTGGTCGATAATCTTTTGCTTGCGCGCCTTCTTCGACTCGGGCGCAAGGTCGATCTTTTCTTTTGGCTTCAGGTACTTCGTTTCATTGCCTATCTCGATGCAGTTGTGCGCCTTCAGGTGGGCGCGATGCTGCGACCGGGACGAGATCATTTCGCCGGTAATCATCGAGCGGTACGGAGACATATCCGCAGCCACGTAAGGCGCGCTGACGACGCGCTGCACTGCGCCGCCGCACTCACATGCAGGGATGTCCTTATCGCGTTCAGCAACGGAGCGATAGACGGCATCATCCCTGCCGCAGGACTGGCATTTAGTTGCGTAGATAGGCATATGGTTAAGCTGCGAGTAAATCGTTCGGCGTCGCATCTGCGATGCGCTTTTGCGCGATGTCGAAATAGCCAGGATCGCGCTCGATGCCGATGAACTTGCGGCCGGTGTTGGCGCATGCGATGCCGGTCGTGCCGGACCCCATGCAGTTATCAAGCACCGTGTCGCCTTCGTTCGTGTACGTGCGAATGAGGTATTCCATTAGCGCGACGGGCTTTTGCGTCGGGTGCAATCCGACTTCCGTATTGAATTTTTGCCACGACGACGGAACTCGCATTTCAGAAAGCGTCCGCGTTTGCGTGCGGAATTTGCCGTAATTCTCAGACCCGCCGCCGCCCGTTACTGACTTGCCAATAAGTGAAGCGCCGTTGCCTGTGCGCTCCTGCATTTGCTTGTTGTAAGTCCACTTCCCTTTCGAGAAAATGAGCACGACCTCGTGCTCTTTAAACGGCTCGCGCACCGTGTTCGCGAAGTTGCTGCCTCGATTCTTTATCCAAACCCATTCGTGCCGGAAGCGCGCAGGCTGACTCATTACGAGCGCCGACGAGAAAGGCTGGCTCGCGGTGAGCGCGACGACGCCGCTTTCTTTCAGTGCGCGCCAGTAATGCGCCCACAGCGCGTCGAACGGAATCACCGAATCCCATTTGTTCTGCGTCGTGCCATATGGCAAATCGCACAGGATCAAATCGACCGACGCCGGCGCGAGCGTTTCCATCACCTGAAGGCAATCGCCCAGGCGCAAGTCATGAGTCATGTTTTATCGGTTCATGTGTTCGGATTGATGGCGCTTCGCCGGGATATGAACGAACTTCGTGAACAGGTAATAGCCGATCGCGTCAGGAACGTGATCGAAGCCGAGTTCCTTGTCTGGATCGTTCGTGCCTTCCTTGTAGATCAACTGCTCTAGGCACTTGACCGTTTCCTTGCAGGCCGGGTCGACGAAGTAATGACGCGTGCCGTCCGCTGACTTGATGCGCCCGTTGACGTAATTGATCCGGTCGCGCACCAGCGGGTGAGCGTCCATCGCGATGACCGTGAAGCCATACGAGCGAAGAATCGAAATATCCGTTTTGCCTTGCGCGCTTGTCTTGCGCTGCGCGCCGGCCGGGTCCGGGTAGATCGTGATGTGATCAAGCTTCGGCTTTAGCGGGTCGAACGATGGCAAGCCGTAGGCGTCGCGCAGAACGCCCGCCATCTCGTCGGTATTCGACGTCGGGATTACGTGCTCGGCGATGCACCATATTTCGCCGTTCGCTTGCTCCTGATGCACGACCGCCGACATTGGGTTGACGTTAAAGTCCATGCCGATGTGAAGCGGGAGCGCCGGGTTATACGCGCACGGCTTGACCGATTCTTTCCGGTGAAAGTCGTAATAGACGCGCCCGCTGTAGTTCTCGAACGAGCCTTCGTATTCCTGGCGGAACGTGCGCGGGTCGAGCGTGCGGCGCGCGGCTTCAACCTCTTCGGGCGGCACGTTTCCTCCTTGAACCGATGTATAAAGCCACGACTTATGATCCGGTTCGCCGCCGTCTTGGCCCGCTACATACGAGTCATAGCAGTGATTGAAGCCCTTCGGCGTGCCGATGCGCAGGCAATGTCCGCCGACGTACTTGATGCCGTCGATTTCGTATTTGCACGTCGAGAGCATCGGGCGGAGAACTTCTTTCCACGCCTCATAGGGGCAATCCGCCCATTCGTCGACGAGCGCGAAGAAAAGACCCGAGCCGCGCAGGTTGTCGTATTCGTTCAACCCGACGATTCGGATGATGTGACCGGTGCGGAGCAGAATGAAACACTCCGACTCGTTCGGCTTACCGTCGATCCACGAGCGCGGGATAGCTCGCTTCAGGCGTCGCCAGAACACGCGCTTGGCTTGCTTGAACGTCGGGGCGGCATACCAGATTTCGTCATCGGGGCTTACTTTCCAGCGCGCCGCAAGCTGCGCAGCGCGGCGCATCTCTTTCGCGCCGAGAAACGTCTTGCCGAAGCGTCGGCCGCACACTGCATCGCGGAAACGGGCTTTCGGTTGCCATCCCCAGGCGTAAATGTTCGCCTGCTTCGGCGTTAGCTGGATCGACTCGAAAACGCTCGTCGGCCCTGTTGGTCGTTTCGCCATATCAGAGAATCGGCTTTTCGGGGATCGGCTCGTCGGGCGAGATGAATGTGTCGGTTGCCGTCATGCCGTCGTCAGCAGCGCCGCCGCCCGCCTCGCGCTCGATCCGCAGCAGTTCTGCGCGAGTCTTTTCAAGCGACTCCACGCGCCGCGCGATGCGCTCGACGTGCTCGCCGTAATCGACGCGCTTGCGCACCGTTTCATCGCCTGGGCCGAACTCGGACGCCTCGCGGTCGTGACGCTGCACGACTTCGAGGCCGTCTTTGTCGCTCTCGAACGCCTTCGCTTCAGCATCGAGCGCGCGGCGCATGCGGAACCGCAGCAGCGTGATTTCCGCGTCAAGCGTGCCGATGCGCGCCGTCACCGCGTCGAAGTCGCCTTTTTCCTCGTCGGTCAGGAACTTCCCGTAAATGCCATGTTTCGTGGCGTGTTGGTTCTGCTTGGGCGCCCCGTCCGATGCGCCGCCGTGAATGCGGCAGACGGTTTTACCTGGGACCGCCTTCGCTTGGCACTGCGCGCCAGTGGAGCGCGCGAACGCCTTGCATTGCGCGCGCTTCATTGAATCTCCTGTTGACATATGCTCTCGTTCGGGTAGTATTTCAGCACAGCACAACCCGAAAGAGAGGATACGAAGTGAAACCGTTTGATCTTGAACGCGCCAAAGCGGGCGCGAAACTGGTGACGCGCGATGGGCGTGAGGCGCGCTTTGTGGCGCACGTTCCCGAGTGCCATCAGGATTACCGCGTCGTCGCAGTCATTGGCGGAGACGACGAGCCTTCGATGTTTGCCGAGAACGGGAGCCTTTATTCTGGCGCCGAGTACGGCGACGATCTACTCATGGCGCCCGAGACGCGCACCGTGTACGTGAACCTCTACATGAACGGCGCCGCCGAATGGCACGCGACCGAAGAACGCGCCCGCGAAGGCTTGCACGCTCGCGCGACAAAGATCGCAGTGCCGGTCACCTTCGAGGTCTGACGTGCCCTATGTGAAGTGGTGGATTTACCGGGGCGCCGCGCTTGTCGCGACGGTGATGCAAACGACCGAGAGCGGGGCGCTTGAACTCGCCGCGCTGATGACGCAGATTCCGAGCGGTCAACTGATCGCGCAGACCAGGGAGCGGAAATGACAGACAACAAACGCGCGGCAGACGATGCGGAGCGGGAAAAATTCAATGCTTGGTTCAAAAGCGAACGCACCCGCATAGCGGTGAGTCCGTCTTTCGCTTGCAAGGCGTGGGCGCGTGCGGCATGGCAAGCCGCGCTGTCGTCCCGCGCCGATGGCGGCAAGGATTCGGATCGCATGGATTGGTTGTGCGAACGCGTTATCAATGTGCGCGATCCGTTGCCGTATGGCTCACGCGATATGTTTTGGGCCAGCCCCACCGACGATGACGGCGGACACGAACCTTCCAACTTGCGCGCGCAGATCGACGCCGCTAGTGCAGGAGAGAAGAAATGACCATTGATCCGTTTATCGTGGGCGAATTGAAAGCCGATGGCGGCAAGGGTGAGGCGGTATCTGTGCCCCGCGTCATCGAATTGCTTCACAAAGCGCAATGCACCATTCCCCCGCTTGGAACCGACGTGTGGACCGTTACGCCGATTCAAGTCATGTGGGTAA